GGAAGTCAGATTGCTCGACAGTGGCTGGTAGACAGATGACAGCGCCGAGATCGCATCGCCGATCTTAGAGTCGACCTCGCCCGCCGTATAGTAATCGTCCGGGTCTTCGTTCGCCCAAGCGTCGAGATTGGCGCTTGCCGCTTGCGGCGCGAAGCCGGCCGACTTGATGACCTTTCCGGTCGAGCCATTCCACACAACGGCATGACCGTCCGTTACGCCGCCGGCTGGCCCCACGACGTCGCCCGAGCCCTCGCCCGGCGCGCCCTGTTCGCCCTGCTTTGCCAGCAAATCCCAATCGGACGGCGACTCTGCCCCAGGCTCTTGCGTCGTCTGCGTTACGGCGATCCAGCTCGAGCCGTTGTGCTCCACGGCGTCGAGTTTGTCATAGGTGCCGGCAGACCATGGCCCGCGCCAATTGATGCCGCGCTCGCCGGGCTCGCCTTTCTCGCCGGGATCTCCCTTGTCGCCCTTTTCGCCCTTCTCGCCCCGCGGAATTTCGAAGTCGAGAACGGCAGCCGTCGCCGTGCCGACGTTCGTCACGGTCGCGGGATCGTCGGGATCAACCGTCGTAACGGTGCCGACGGTGATCGTTGCGGCCGCCCCAGGATCGCCCTTGTCGCCCTTTTCACCCGGGTCGCCTTTGTCGCCCTTGTCCCCTTTGTCGCCCTTTTCGCCCTTCTCGCCCCGCGGAATTTCGAAGTTGAGAACGGCAGCCGTCGCTGTGCCGACGTTCGTCACCGTTGCCGGTTCGCCGGGATCAACCGTCGTGACCGTGCCGACCGTGACTGTCGCGGCGAGCCCGTCGTCACCTTTCACGGCAGCGCCGACGAGCATCCAATCACTGGTGCTCTGCACCGGCGAGCCCGTGTCAGGCTCGTTATTCAGGTTGTTTGCGGTGATCGAGATGAACAGATTGCCACCGTGCGAGACCAGATCCCCCACTTGGTAAGTGGTGCCGGAATCCCACTCGCCTTTCGGCGTCACGATCTGAATGTCCGTCTCGGCCGCAAGACCGATGGCAACATAGCGCCAGGTCTTCGTAAAGCTGCCCTTGGTCGCCTTGATCTGATAGGCGCCGCCGGCAACGTGGAACGCGACGAAGCCCTCTGCATCGGCCGTGATCGGATTTCCGATCTGCTGCGTCCCGTCCCGATCCGAATAGAGAACTGCGAGCGGCTGCCCAGGCACCTCACGGCGGACCTCGACGGAAGCGCCGGCCTGCACATTGCCGCGCTCGTCAACGATCGTTGCCTGCCATCGCGCAAGCGCCATGACTCACCTCGTTTCGATTGTCAGTTGATCCGCGGTCCGCGAATGTCGCCTTCCGGGCTGCTCAGCGTCACGAAGCTGATGCCGTCGATAGCGGCGCCCGCAGCACCGCCCGGCGTATCAGGACTTCCGTTGCGAATAGAAGTCGCCCCCGGCTGGCCGGGACCCCCCCCATCGCCGCCTGAGACGGTATTCGACTGGAACGCGGAAAACCCACCAGCGCCGCCTTCTGTTTCCGTTCCCGATTTGCCCTTAGAGCCCTCGGGAATGGCCAACTCTTCGCCGCCGCCCATGCCAGGGAGACGGCCTGCACCACCGCCGCCACCAGCGCCACCGCCTAAAAGGAAGCCAACGCCACCACCACCGCCGCCGCCGCCCCAAATAGCACCCTGCGAGGCGTCGACGTTGACTTGCGACCTTGTATATAGCGCGACACCCCCATCCTCCCCTTCAGAGTCAAAGATGGATGGCGGGCCGCCATCGCCGCCTTTGCCCTGAATGCGTCCTCGCACGATCAGGTTCGGCACGAAGCCCATAGGCCATTCGCCGACGTCGCAAGCCGGATTGGCCGTGCTGGTCGAACCAACGATCACGTTGCTCTCGATGATGAACGTGACGGTGATTTCCGGGCTCTCGCCGCCGGTCACTTCGGGATAGATGTTGTCGTGTAGCTCCCGAAGATTGATGTTGTTGATGTTGCTGTCGATGATCACGACACGATCAGTCAGCGACGGCTCGTCTTCATCGACTCGCGTGAACAACATCTCTTCGGCCTCAACTTCCCACCTGTCCGGCATCGGATTGAGGCGCGTGACTTGGATCGGCGCGAATACAGGCTGTCCGGTGATGTCCTGATTGAATGTCCAGCCGATCTGGTAGCCGCCGCCGAGCACGATGTTGCCATGGGCCCGGCGAGGCACCGCAAAGTTGATGCGGCGTGGCGGATCGCGGAAGCGGCCGAGCTGGATATTGTTGAGCCGCTGAGCGATGGTGCGCGCGCCGAAAGGAATCCACCTGCTATGGATGATCTTGTTGGCGCGGCCGTTGTACTCGTCTATGGCCTCGAGATCCACTGTCAGCAAGGCCGAGCGATAGTTGTCGGTCTCGTCAATCGGCCTCAGTGGATTGCGCAAGGCGAAGTATGTGAGCACGTCCGACAGTCGCGTGTCGGGTTGCTCTCTCGTCCTGAGCGATCCACTGATGATCGTTTCCTCGGTGAATTGCGCTGCCGTGGTCGGGATCGGCCGAAGCACCTGCAGGCGAATGCGCTTGTTGATCGAGTCCCACCAGAGCGCGAGCGCGGCTTGCTCCACCAGCTCAGAGACGAGCTTATTGACGGCAGTCGGCTCCGTGATGAGCGTCGTGTAGAGGTTCTGCAGGAACGCGCCGGTCTCGCTTTTCCAGCTCACAAGCGGGATGTATTCGCTCGGAACTCCCGCGTAGTTTTCGAGCAGATCGGCGATGATGTCTGCCGGGTCCTCGGCGCTATACGGCAGACAAAGCTGCACACGGCTGCCGGCATCGTGCTCGACAACTTCCGTCTCGAATGAGAAGCCCGGGATCGTCGTTGCCCTGGTGAGCGTGAGCGTGTCGCCGCTGCGTGTGAAGGCGCACACTTCCTTGCCGCCGATGTTGACGTAGCCGCTGGCGGGATACTCGGCATCCCCAACGCCGCTCGGCGAGAGAATGGCCTGCGTGTCATCTGCGTCGATCGGGGCGATCAGGAAGCCGTTGCTCGGTCGCGGCGCGAGCGCCCGGTCCCCATCGGCGAGCTTCAGAATGTCCGTCGCCACCACGGAATACTTGCCGTCCGGCGTCGGCCCGTCGACACTCTCGATGACAAAGTGGAAGGTTTCCATCTCGGCGAGGGACTGCCCCTGGAGGCCGCGGATCAGCCGGAAGTTGCGGCCCCTGAGCTTCGTTCCGTAGCGCGCCCGCCACTTGCCCCAGAACGTGCCGGACTCGAAGGACTCTGAGCCCATCACGTGCCGGTGATCCTTGAACGTGACGGTGATGCGCGCCCGCTGGCCCAGGTTCTTGCCGAGGCTGACGATCGCCGGCTCATAGTTGACCGACAGGATTGACGGGATCGCGTCGAACTCGATCGGCAGCTCTGCCGTCGCCTCGGCGAAGCGCCAGGTCCGCGTCGGACCGGCCGGCGAGGTGATCTCCCAAGCTGGCGTGTCGATTTCGACCAGTGTCAGGTGCTTCATGCGACGCCGCTCATTTCGAGATCAATGGCAATGCGCCCCGTGTCGAAGCTCACCACGGGCTGGGGCTGGTTCGTCATCCAGCAGTAGCCGACGTCCCGCGGGAACTCCTGCGGCTTCCAAGCGACGAAGAACGGCTTCTCGCCGCTGGCCTTGATGAACGGGTCCATGTGCTGGCGATACCAGCCCGGCGTGAGATGCCGGAAACTGAGCGAGGCTTGCCGGCTTTCGCTCAAGATGATGCGGCCGAGGAATTGGCCGTTCTCGCTGAGCGCGTTCACGCGATCCTCGACGCGGCCGAAATTGATAGGCGTGTGATCGGATGCTATACCGCGTTCGGCGACTAGCAGCTTCCCGACGTATAGCACCGCCACGGTCGGCACGTCGCTTCCCGGCTGGATCTTGAGCCTGATGTGCGTCAAGGCTTGCGGCGTGAAGCGGAACAGCGCCGGTCCGTCATCCGGCAACAGCACCTCTTGCACCAGCTCTTGCCAGTCCGGCTCTTCCGGGCTGCCCGTCATCTCGCTGGCACCCTCGACGGACACGACGCAAGAGGCCGAGCCCAGGTTGTGCCGGGCAATGGCGAGATAGTCGACGGGATCGACTGAGTTGATCGCGACCGTCAGGTACTCGTCACCCGCCGGCGAGCCCGGCGAGGCGAGCCACCGGAGCGCCGTCGACGGATTGGCCAGGTTCGCTGCCGGATGGTCCGGGTGCTCGGTGGTGGCCGAGACGTTGGTTGCGGTGACGAGATTGCGCCAACCGAAGATCGGCGTTGCCAGGGACTCGCCGGCCCCGAGCACGATGTTGTTCGAGATGACGATCATGCCAGCACCACCTGAGCGCCGTCACGCTGACGCTGCAAAAGCTGCTCCATCAGCGCGCGCATCGTTTCGCCCGTGAAGATGTCACTCGGGTTGATGCCCTGCACATGCAGCGTTTGCGTCGGCAACTGCGAACCGGGCTGCGCTCCACCAGCGGACGCGGGCTCAGCCGCGCCACTGCTGACACTCGGCGTCCTGCCGCCGCCGATGTTCGTGCTGCGGATCGTTGCGAGCTGCGCCGCACCGGAGGCCGCCGCGGCAGCAGCCTGCGCCCAGCCCCACGGCGTGCCGCCGTACTGCGCGAGCGTCTTCGTGATCGACTCTGCCGTGTTGACGATGGCCGCGGCGATGGCCGCCGCCTTGGACTTGCCGAAGATCTGCTGCGCTGCGCCGGCGATCTGCGAGGCGAGCCCGAGATAGGCGTTGGCCGCGATGGCCTGCGCCTGCACCTGCGCCCGCGCCGCCGTCTCGGCCGAGATGGCGACGTGCTGCTGCAGCTCGGCGATGCGCTGCAGGCGGGCCATGAGCTCCTCCTGCGGCGTGCGCAGGCTCTCGGTCAGCATGATGCCTTCGCGCTGGAGCTGATTGCCATAGGCGACGAGTTCGTTCAGCCGTGTGCGCAGCTCCATCTCGCGCTGCATGCGCTCCTGCTGGTTCTCGAAGCCTGGCGGGGCCTGATTGACTGTGGTTTCCCATGCCTCTGCCGCCACCTGCATCTGCTGCTGCCGAAGGGCGATCTGTTCCCGCAAAGCTGCCGCCAGCTTCTCCATGCGGGCGAGTTCTTCCTCCTGAGCAGCGCGGATGCCCTTCGGCAAGAGACCTTCGGCAATCTGTGCTTTGAGACGCGCACCGTTCTCCTCGACCTCCTGAAGCCTTACCTGAAGGGCATCCAGCGGCAGGGTATCAATTCTCTTCACACCGAAAGCAATATTCTCGAGCACTCCTGCCAGACGTTCCAGCACGGGAATCGTCGCTGTAACGATTTGCGCCTCCAGGCTGGAAAGCGATTTGTTCGACCTATCGAGAGCCTTGGTGAGCCGTTCCGCAGCCTCGGTCGTTTTCTGGTCCAGCATGAGCCCCAGTTGCTCGGCTTCCATGCCGAGGGCTTTGATTGCAAAAGAGCCTTCATTGAGAAGGCCGATCAACTCGCCACCGGCACTCCCGAACAATCGCTGCGCAGCCGTCGCCTTGGTGGCGCCATCTTCAAGGCGCGAGAAGGCATCGGCGATTTCGAGAAGCACCTGCTCGGTGCTTTTTATCCGCCCGCTGGCATCCCGAACGCTAATCCCCAGCGCGTCAAAGGCCTGGGCTGCAGAACTCTTCGCGTTGCTCGCTGCCTCCACGATCTTCTGGCTGAGCGTCTGCATGCCGCTTGCCAGCGTTTCGAAGGCAAGGCCGTTCTGCTCGGCGGCATAGCGCAGCTTACTCAACTCTTCGACCGGCGTTCCGATAGCCCGCGCTGCTTTGGCGAGCTTGTCGATCTCGCGGATCGTGGTCATCATGGCCGCGGAAATGCCGGTCGTAATCGCGCCCATCGTGACACCGAGACCGGCGGCGATCTTGCCAATATTCGCGGCAAACTTGCTGAGCTTGCCGGAGAGACTCTTCAGTCCCTCCTCGACCTCGGCCGCATCGATCCCGAGAAGGATACGCAGGCGGCCAATGATCGGATTATTCGCCATGTCTCAGACTCCTGCCGAGCGCCGCGCTAGCCGAGAAGCGGCTTTCGTAACGTGCGCCCGAAGTAGACGAGCAATCATGGATGGCCCTTTACGTCTCAGATGATCCCAGGTCGGACGCATGAACGGCTGCGCAGGATGATGGGCCGTCCCGAACTCCTGATAAAAACCATACGGCGGCCGGTTGTTCGCTCCCGCCCCAATGGCAACCTCGACATTCGTGCTCGTCTTGAACTCCGTGGTCACACCGATGCTTTCTTTGAGAGCGCCCGTAAGAACTGGCGCCCGGCTTCGAGCCTCTTCGGCGAACGGATTTGCGCTTTCGAGCAGCACATCCTCGAGGACATCGCCCCGCACGGCTTCAGGCAGCCCCATGAGCGATTTCTGCAGCTCGCGAAGGCCTTTCACGTGGATGAGATACTTAGCCATTGGGCTTGGTCCTGCTGCCGGCCGTGATAAACCGCCAGATTTCGAGCTGTTCCTGCCACGTCTGTCTTCTGCCGCGCCGTTGCCGCTTGACGAGAAGGCTTGATAGTTTCGGGAATCTCCTCGGGGCCGCCCGCATCAGCGCGGCGGTCGTGTGAGCGAGCCAAGCGCGACTGTTGTGCTCGTTCTCGGCGCGGGCAGCCGCGCCTTCGAGGCAAAGAAGGATCAGCCGCGGCGTCAGTGTCCAGAACGTGCGCGGCTCGAAACCGGATTCGATCCAGCGCGTGAAGAGGTCCGCCCACTGCCATTTCGCGGTGCCGTTGCCGCCCCGAAAGGGCCGATTTCCCCCGCTTCTGGGAAGGCCAGTACAAAAGCTCTCAGGGCCGCCGCCATAATGCCGCCCACGCCAACAACCGTCATGATCCGCCCGGCATCCTCATGAGTGATCTCAGGGTGGTGATCGCGCAAACCGGCCCACACCAATGCCCGAGTCATCCGCATCGGAATCTTCCCGCCCCTGGCGAGCTCGGCAAAGTGCTGGGCGATGTCCGTAAGATCCTTTCCGGTCGCGTCCTCCAGCTCACACAAGGCGTTGACGCTGTAGCTTAGAGTGTACGTTTGACCATCGGCCTCAACGCTCACCGTCCCCTTGATTGGGTTCCCCATAATCCCCTCGTTTGATGGAAGTTGATCAAACGTCTGTCCAGACCGGCTTGCCGGTGATCTTGAAGGTGACGCTCAGCGTCATCTTGTCTTCGATCGGCGCCTCCGGCGAAAGCTCCGTAATGATCGCCTTGAACTCCACAGACGCGCCGTTCGGGAACGATATTTTAACCGGGACGGGATCGTCGGCCTCCTGCGCTTCTCGTAGCATCACCGCCGTCGCACCGCCCGGCACGTAGTTGAGATCGACCGTCGCCTCGCCGGCGTCGATCAGGCCGGGAATGAACTCGCGGTACTTGTCCTGGCTGCCCGTGTGCGTCGCATCAACCGCATCACGGGTGGTCGTCGGTGGGACCGTATTCGTAATTTCCCCGAGAGAAACCCAGTCCTCCGGGCTCCCCCATTTGATGGCGACATCAACGCCATACCCGATGGCTGCTTGCGTGGTCATTGCTGCTCATCTCCTTTTGCCCGCAACCTCATCGCTCCTCGAACCACATGAGATAATCGCGGCTAACCCGGTAAAGCCCGGTTCCTGCGTCGAACCCATCCCGCTCCGCATCGAAAAACACGCCCTGCACGGCCACCGTCTCGCTGCCCGCCGTCATCGGGCCGCGGTAGCCGTCGAGCCGCGCCTTCACCAGATCGGCGAGCCGCGTGGCGTCGTCCGGGGTCTGCGCGTAGGCGTCGATCTGAAAGCGCGGGCGCGTGAGCCCGGACGGGCCCTGCATGTGGTGATCGCCGAGCCCAGTGATCCGCTGGTAGACGATCGAGGGCTCCCGCTGTCCCTGCGGCAGCGTCAAATGGTGCACCCGCACGCCGCCGACCATCGCCGAGATCTGCGGATCGGCGAGCAGGAACGCCCGCAAGGCGGGCCGGATGTCCTTGATCACGACGTCACCCCATCAACCCGCCGCGCCGCGATGATTCTGAGCCCGTCGCGCCGCCCGATCTCGTGAACGGCGAGAATGTCGTAGACGCGGCTCTCTGCGATCTCCTCCGTCGGAGACGCGGGCTCGACGGCTGGATAGATGATCCGGTCCAGAGGGCTGACATCGGCCACCGCCGCGCCCCAGCGGATGCGAAATTCCACCTGTTCCTTTGCGGCCAACTGTGGCGCGCTGAAACGCTCCTCGCCGCGCACCGGCCGCACCTCCGCCCAGCGGCGGGACACGAGATTCGTCCACGTCTTTTCGGGGTGCCCCGATGGGGAATAGGTCGTCGTGAACCGCTGAATCGTGATCCGGCGGTCCAGTCTCCCGGCTCTCAAGGCCCTATCTCCGAAACAACTCGCCTCAAATTCGGCCACACACAGCGATTTCGGGGTCGGTCCATATCAACCCACTCAGGAAACGAAACGGCCGTCTGCGGCCCTCCTAGAGGCTTTTACGCGGCTGAGGCCGTTTCGGCCCCTTCCGGCGCGTAAATCCTCGCCTCAGAGCTGCGAATTGCCGCCCAACACTCGCCGGAACGCATCTCGTCCATGGTCCACTGGCACCACG